AAATTGGCCGTCTGACCAATAGGGTCCGCAGAAGTTGTACTGAGGTATTGTTGCTGATTGAAATGACTATATTTCAGGGCCGGCTCCTAAAACATATATTGCACCAGTGGCAGTGGGCAATTGTCATACTTATCAACTGATAAATCCTCATGGAACAACGTTTCCACTCCGTCCTGCAAGGTCGTTCGCTTGAACGCCTCCTCTAGTTCGATTTGGTACGCGGGTAATATCCCAAATGCATAATAGAAGCTGCACCGCGTTGCAGCAGCTACGTCACGTGCCCGTGAAATTATCCCCCTCATCCGGGTTAGATGAGCCGTGTTCTTCTGCACATGCTGCAGGAACCCTTGCGTGTAGCTCTTCCCCACTCGTTGAAACATCTTGTAATATTCCTGCAGAACTGGTAAACCAGAAGTGATCGCTTGACCACAATCTCCAACGGCTTGATACCACATTTTCAAGACGTTGTTGTTCTGTACAGGTACAAGACACATGGGATCCTTAAGGAATGAGTTGGTCAAGTTGCGCACCATCACTGGTTCTCCATCGCACAACACAACACGAGACTGACAAAACTCAATCTCTTCCAACTCGTATACTGGTGCTTCTACAGTCATGCGGTAGCCGGCAACCTGGAACCATTCTGGCAATCGGTGCATGAATCTCTCAAGGTCTTCCGCCTCGATAATCACTACACAATCGTCGCCGTTGTTCATCAGTTCACCATCGACTCCACGCTCCTGTAGATACGCATATATTAAACCGCACATGATAATGCAGTTACCCAAGGAAGTATTCAGGTCACCGGACGAGCGCGTGCCCTCCATACTGAATTTAACCTTCCCGTCTTCACAGTACGCAATACCCTGATTGCGCAATTGCCAGGATAGGAGTTTCCGCAACTCCTTAGCCTGTGGGAATATATCGTAGTACACTGAATGTTCGAACTTTAATGCAGGCACTGAAGTGTGCATGTCAAATTTCTGCGCGTCAAGACCGATCGCAACCGGATTCCTGAAACGC